AAAACTGTATGATCATTTTTATTATTATCCAAAGGTAACATCAACAACACCTGAAGTGGATGAAGTCAACGATACTTCAAAACTATTATTGTCTATTATATTTATCTTTGCGATGAATCTATCACCCTCTGAATCAGTTAATGTTTCACTAAATTTAGTAGTATTTTTATTGTGGACTACTACCCAAGTTAGACTATCAGTGAATGAGTATCTAAAATTGTGTTGAACAACCGGTATAACCGGGCTTGCCGGTTCCCATTGTTCAGTAAGCGGGTGGTATACCATCAAAGTATTAAGTGAGCTATCCCACCATAACATACCTGATACAGGATTAACAGGAGACTCTCCGGCTATAGTAGCTGCAGCAAGAGTAGATGTTGCTCCAATTACATTACCGTAAAATGTTCCAGTAAATTTAGGAGAAGATATTGAAGCAGCAGATATATTGACAGCGGTAATGTTACCGGTTTCGTCAATAATTTCAATGGGCGGTATATTGACTGAATAGCCACCGGCTGAATTAAACTTGCTAATTGCCATAATCTGATTAGACTACTAGTTCCATTTGAGTGGAGTACACGGCTGAATTAATACTAAATTTTTTACATTTCACGCGATACTCCAATTAATGTTAGATTAGATTATATTTATTCCAAAGAATTCACTCAGTCAAAAAAGATGATTTATCAAAGTTAGTGAGTGATACAGTGCTAATAATCTATTTATGCTACTTTAATTTTTACAATTTTATAGGCAAAAAAGCACTCCTAAAGTGCCTTTATATTACCAAACAACTGCTGTATTAGTAATTTTTCGTAAACCTATGTTAACAAACGATAGAAGTACCATTTGATATTCCGGAGGTACTATAAAGCCATACCGTATTTGTACCACCACGAGTCCGCCTGAAACTATATTAGTCCAGAACGTCTTGCTTACATACCATTTTTTATCGGTGATCTGGCCAGTTACTGCTTCTGCGAGTGCGGCTGAAAGTTGTGTATTAGTTGTCATTATTATCTCCTGTGAACTAGTATTTATGTTCTAGTTCTCTTTCGTCCACCAACCTGCCATCCATCTGCTAACCACGTATCTAACATATCTTGTTTCACTTTTTTCTCAGCACCATCTTTATTGATTGATATATTGCCAAGGGTTGCTTTGGCTACGTTGGCACCGTGACCTGCCGATTTAGAAATCCCCTTTCCACCGGTGCTGATAGCAAGACGATGTAAATCAGATTGCGGACCTTTTATCTTACCAGTTGCTGATGCGCTTATTTTAGCTTTGGTTTCATCTGACTGATGAGTCCCTGTTCGTCGTTTTATCAATCGTTCAATCACAGATGCCCTTGTTTCAACTGATTGCGGCTTTCTATTCTTCGTTCTTTCTCGTGATCTTTCTAGCTCAATTCCTTCTAATTTTTTACCTTTGTTCCAAGCAGGTTTACCTGTCATTATCCTAGAGTGATTGGCAGCGTGTTCTTTTCTATAAGTTTCATACACTCTTGCCGTTATCTGGGTGGTGTATCGCTGTTGCTGGTCGTTTGTTACACTCATCATTCTCAGAGCATACACCATCTTTGCGCGGTCATCACCGGTGGTCATCTTGGTTAGTAACCAATGACATATAAAATGCTCTCTCGCAGTCAACTCTACTAAATTAGATTTGTCATTCGTTCCGGATAATGATTGTGGAATAATATGGTGTTTTTCTTTGTATCCTGTTAGCATACGTGATTCTGCTCGGATTATTATTTGGCCATAGATTCGGGTATATTTATTTTTCAGCATATATCTATTTAGTCTTTAACTTAACATTCTACTATTATATATCATGACATGCGTTTTGTCAAGCCGTAAAAAAGGGCGCCGAAGCGCCCTTTTATCAATAAACTATCAAACTGATTTTATTGGAAGGTGAGATTGCTGACCGCAATTTCGCCAACGTAATCAGCAGCGTTACCGAAAGATGACGCTGTGTTAGTTAATTCAATGTAGCCATAACGAGTCATGAATGACACGACTGGTTCGAATGTTGATGGATCAAGAACAACACCAGAACTCATCAACGGAATGTAAGGGCAATAGAATGCCGCTGCATCTGTTTCTGAAGAACCTTTGTAACCAACTAATACTGGTGTAGTATCAGGAGCATACGAGTCAACGAATACGCGCATAGCGCCATTCAATGTACCAACAAACTTAGTGTTTGTAGGAGCTTCGAATGTACCTTCTGTTGTACGAGCAAAAGCTGACGTAGTAGCAGATTGTAGAACTGTCAATGCAGCAGATGAAACAACAGCCCAGTTACCAGCTCCACGACGAGTGCGTTGAGCGATCAAGTTAGCAACACGATTGATAAGAACAGCTAGAGCAGCGTGTTCGTCACCAACGTATGTAGCTGTACCAGATACAGTAGCTTGGTTGTATGTGTACTCAGTTGTAGCTAGAGTACGTAGTGATAACAAGATTTCTTGGTCGATTTCAGCAGTAATTTCTTGTGCTAAAGCGGCCATGATTTCTGCTTCAACGTCAATACCATGTTGGGATTGTGCGTCTTGAGCAGCTTCGAAAGTCCAACGTGCTTGCAATTTACGTGACTTAGCTTCAACAGCTTGACGTAGAATCTGAACACTGATTTGTTTACCGCCGTTACCTTCAAGAGCAGCAGTATTATTACCGGTATAACCAGTAGATGTACCGTCAGCTTGAGGCGTACGTGAGTAAGCTTGTGCAATTAAGAACGGGCTTAATGCTTCTTGACCAGCTGTAACACTAGTAGCTGCTGCGCTGGTGTCATTTAATGACTGAGCGTAACGAACACGTAATGTGTGAATCTGACCAACTGGTCCTGTCATTGGCTGAACGCCTACCAATTCGTTAGCGATAACGGTTGGCATGACACGACGGATAACTGGAAGAATCACGCGATTTAACGTAGCGATGTTACCAGCTGTAGTTGTACCGGCTGATGACTCAGCTAGTAGTTGTTTTTTTGTGTTTTCTAAAATCACACCCATTGTTGAGCGACGATTACCTTTTAAACCTTCTAACAGGGCTTCTTTGGTCTCGTTCCAACGGCCTTCTAAGAGTACTTTTGACATTTATATTCTCCTGATATGTCTATATTTTAAAGCCCTGCCAAGCGTTTGATATCGATCACGTTATCACGTGCTTCAGTATCAACTTCTTGTTTGGCAGCTTTATCCCCGGTTACTTCGTTAACTGCTTCTCTTAGTGAAGTCTTTGTAGACTTCACAGAGCCAGTGTTCAAAACAGCCGGTAGATACTTATCGAAAGATGCAGTTAACCTTGCGGTTTGTACACTTTCTAGTAGGTCCTTCATTACCCCTGCTTTTTCCGCATTAAGCGAACCTAGCAGTGAAGTCATAACTTTCTCACGATTGTTAGACTCCTTGATAATTCGAACTTCACGTTCTTTACTTTCAACCAAGACTTTTGCTTTCTTGATTGTTGCGATGGATTCGGCTAGTTTCTGATCTTTTTCGTCTAGCTTGGCTAGTAATTTGCGAGTCTCAGATTTCTCATTTAAATGAGTGACACTGAATTCACCTGCAAATGCTTCGAAAAGACGACGACCAAAATTGTTCTCACGAGCAGATTTGATATCTTCTTTTAACTGGCCTAATTCGCCCTTGAGTTGGTTTGTAACAATCACATTCAATCTCTTAGCAGATTCAGACACAAAACGTGCTTTCAATACTTCGAGTTGTTTGCGACCTTCAGCAACTAACTTAACCTTTGCTTCAACAACAGCTTTTTTGTCTTGTGAGAATTCTTTGATTTCACGAGCAAGAGCATGAACAATGAATTGTTCTAACTTTGCTTGACTTTCTAATTGTATCTTGCGTTCGCTACGCAATTCTTTGATTTCTTCAGATAGTTTAGTAACCATGAAATCATTGAATTTAACTGCATTTTCGCGCAGTTTTTGTTTAGCTTGTACGCGGTCTTCGTTCATTGCTTGTCTTTCAATCTGAAATTCTTGAATCTCAGTTTGTAGACCGGTTGTAACCATTTTATCAAGGGCTTCTACCATCACGCTTCTATCATGTTCATAACGTTGTGCGAACTCTTCTCTTAGTTCAGCACGTACTTGCTCACGAGCTTCTGTTAACTTAGATTCCCAGGCTTCATTGATAGCTTGGCTTACATCCTCGTTGATTAATCCGCTCTCAAGTAATGGTTTGATAGCATTTTTCATGCGTGTTCCCCTTTTTATATCTTGAGTTCTTTGATAAGACGAACCACTTCGTCTTTCAGGTACTTTTGTACCTTCTTGTTACCCTGAGCATCCTTTGCTAAGTCTAATGCTTTATGTCCGTATCTCATATTCATAAGACCTTCATATATAGCTTTAGGATAAGCATTTGGTGCGCTCGGTTGAGCAACAATATCCACAGTGATTATTTCAAAATCACTGACACGGCCATCAGATTCGCTAACGTTGCCGCTACCTCTACTTGATACGCCTAGTTTGACGCCGGACTCTAACATGGTAGTTACTAACTGACCCATTGGAGTTGGCAAAATCTTTAATTTCCCAAAACCATTAGCACCATCCATCCACATAGAAGTAATCATATGTGAAACGCGGTCTAAATTGATTTTAAGATCGTCCGGGTGATCTACTTCACCTAGAACACTGTAGCCTGTTGTTATTTGTTCATTTAGAGTATTAACAGCGGTTTCAATTTCAGACACAGGATAAACACGCTCATTAGCGTTCTTTACCCCACCCTGAATGAAAATGCCCTTCATATAAAGGGATTTCTTATCGCCGTCTTCCTTAACTGACTCGACCACGATATTAGCGCGGTCAAATGTCAAGTTCTCTCTGAGATACAAAGCCATTGCTCTCAGCTTTCTTATTTACGTTTACGAGATTCAGCAACAGGGCTCTTGGCGTTAACACCAGTAGCTTGACTTGTTGTTGGTTTCGTTGCAGGAGCTAAATCTTGCTTACGTTGACCCGGGGCATTTTTATATGTTCCAGGGATTGTTTTTGGAGCGGGAACAGTACGTGTACCAGCAGTTGCATTAGTGAATGCTACTGGCTTGCTTGCCATTCCAGCTTGTCCGGAATTAGCAGTTACTGTGCTCTTTGTTTGTTGACCATTATCGCCGCCGATTTTAGAACCGTATAGACCTTTAACATTTTGTAAAGCAACGGCTTCCATCATGTCTTCTTCGCCCTGTTCTTCTTCGTCACCGAAGTCTTCTGAA